CGATTCCAGATAACGCCGAAGTGTGGGCCGCGCTCGATTACGGCTTCACTCACCCCACGGTGGCGTGCCTGGCCTTCAAGCACGATGGCACTTATTACATTGCGGCTGAGCACTGCCGGGCGAAAGCTTTGCCGCCCACCCACGCCGAAGCGATCAAAGCGATGCTCGAACGGAAGGGTGTCGCGCTAAGCAGGTTGAAGGCGTTCTACGCCGGCGCAGATGTCTTTCAGATGAAGGGCGACGCGCAAGGCAAGAAGATTTCCCAGCAATATCAGGAATGCGGCATCCGGTTGCGACCTGCGGTTGATGATCGAATCGCGGGCGCGGCCAAGCTGCTACAGTTGTTGGGCGATAAGGACAACAACATTCCATCCAAGTTCAAAATCTTTCGCGACTGTCCTTACCTGATCGAGCAAATCCCCGCGATGATTCACGACCCGCACAGGCCAGAGGATGTGTTGAAAGTGGATATAGACGATGCGGGCAACGGCGGGGACGATGGTTATGATTGCGTCCGGTATGCCGTGGCTAGCGAAGCGAAACGGCTGATGGGCGCGTAAGAGGAAACAATGAGCGATAGCACAGCACTCCAAAAACTAGACAAGCTGAATCCATTCGCGGCACTTGATGAATTACTTCGCACGCAGCCCGACTTAATCATGGAGCAAATCGCCCGTGAAAGCCCGTTCAGGCATCTCTTCCTTCGCCATCGTGAAAGAGAAGAGCTTGAGCGCGTTGCCAAGTCTTTAGGCGTGACCGAAACCCACTTCTGTCACGATTGCCATGAGTACTTCGTCCCGGCCAAGCCAGTGGGCTCGCGCCGGGTGTTCGTGCTACGTTGCGAAGAATGCCAGCGGAAGATTGATGGGGGCATCTGCACTTCAACCGTTACCTTTACAATGCGGCGTTGGTCAAAGTAAGCCAACACTTCAGCCAATCCCTACAATCCCGGCCCTATGGCAAAAGGCGAACTCGTTGGCCGGGTGTCCACCTGGCAAGCAATCAAAGCAGCCGTGCAAATGCGCTTCCCCGGACTCGGCGGGGGAGGCTTTGGCAGCGGTTCGGCCTGGCTCATAGACAACGACTTTACCCGCAATATCGTTCGCTCGATTGCCCGATTCGCTGGCACTTCAATTGATTTTCAACGTGAAGTTGGCGACCCGACACTGAGCAGCCTGGTGATGGCTGCCGTGAATTGGCTGGGGCGCACGGTGCCTGAAGCTCAGCTTCAAGTTGTGGAGACCGACGCCGAAGGCAAAGACAAACCCATTCCTGCTCATCCTGCGCTGGCCGTCTTGCGCCGCCCCAATCAGTTCTACAGTGGCGCGACGCTCTGGAAAGCGTTTGCTTGTTCGTGGATTACCGGCGGCAATGTGTATTGGCTGAAGGCTCGCAACGCGCGCGGCCAAGTTATTCAACTGTGGCATGCGCCGAACTGGAGCAATGGTCTGAGTGCTGGTGTTTGCCCGCGCTGGCCAGTGGACGGCAGCGAATTTATCAGCTTCTACGAATACAGCGTTGACCAGTATCGCTATCAGTTGCCCGTGGCTGACGTGGTTCATTTCCGCAACGGACTTGACTCGACGTTGCGCCAGGGCGTGCCGTTGATCGAGCCGCTCTACCGCGAAATCTACAAAGACAACGCAGAGTCCAACTACGGCGCGCTGCTGGCGCGGAATGGTGCCGTGCCGCCGGTCGTGCTCTCAATCAAGGAAGGGATGAGCGAGCCAACGCCGGAAGACTTGAAAGAGTACAAGGCCAGTTACCAAGCCAGCACGCAGGGCGACGAGCGCGGCAAGGTCTTCGTCAGCAACTATCCAATTGAGGTTTCCAAGCTGGGCTTTACGCCGGCGGAAATGGATTTGCGCGACGCTCACCGCTTCAATGAAGAACGCTTCGCCGCCGTGACTGGCATTCCCGCGATTGTGTTGGGCTTTGGCGCGGGCCTGGAATCGTCCACCTACAACAACACAGAACAAGCGGACGAGCGCGCCGTAGAGAATTTCCTTGTCCCGCTGTGGCGCTATATTGAAGACGAACTCACTCACCAGCTCGGCGCGGATTTTGGGCTAAAGCCAAATCAGCGGTTCGCGTTCGATCTGTCAAAAGTGCGTGCGCTCGCGGAAGATCAGGACGCCTTGCACAAGCGGGCCTCACTCGATCTAGCATCCGGCGGCATCACGCTCAACGAATACCGGGAAATGATCGGGCGGCGACCCGACCCGGCTGGTGATTACTACCTGCGCCGTCAAGGTGTGATGGTGGTCACGCCGGAGATCGTGCAGGCGCAGATTGAGCGGACGTTGAATCCGCCTGAGCCAATGGAGCCACAGCCAGGCAGAGAAAAGGAGGAGCCGGACGCGCAGAAGCGTTTCCGGCTGCCCTTTCAATACTCAATAAAAGCCAAATTCGATTACAGCAGCACGCAAATCAACCTGCCTGACGACCTGGCCGCGCTCCTGCTCGACCTTGGCGCGCAGATTCCAGATGAAGACTTAGCCGAAGGTGGCCGCGAAGACGAGCCACACATCACAGTGCGATATGGCTTGCACACGCAGAAGGCCGCAGACGTTGAGCCGCTTCTGACTGATGTTGCGCCGCTCAAAGCCACGTTTGGCTATACAACCTATTTCAAGGGCGACGATTTCGACGTGGTTTATGTGTCGGTCAAGAGTCCCGATTTGCACGCGCTCAACGAGACGTTGGCCGCGCTTGAGCACACAGACACGCACAAAGGCTACACGCCGCACGTCACGGTTGCCTATGTGAAGCCGGGTAAAGGGAAGGAATACGCAGGAAAGAGCGCGCTGTATGGCGTGGAGTGCGTGTTTGACGAATTGATCTTCTCGACCAAGGGCGGCAAGCCTACGGCGTTCAAACTGACAGGGGCGGCGAAATCACTGCCAAGCGTGAAGCGCCAACCAACCGACCTGGAAGCCAAACAATTGCCCGCCGTTGCAAAGGCACAGGACTCGGCACGCGCGGCCCTGTCCATCGTCCTCAGTCAAATCCGCGCGCGACTGATTGCCGATGGCCTGGAATCTCTGCCCGCACTCGCCGACGATTACACTGACTTGAAGCTTGAACTCACAGCCACGGAACAAACCGCACTGCAATCCGCGATCAACCTGGCCTACGAATCAGGCCGCAACACCGTGCCTGGTCAGACAATCGAAGTGAAAGGGCTGATAGATGTCGCGCGCCGCATCTTCAAAGCGATTGCACCCGCGTTTGTGGTGCGTGTGACTGCTCGGATTGTGGACGAATACAGCCGGGCCAGGTTGCGCGGTCTGAGCCAGGCCGAAGCGCTCAAGCAAGTTGAGGATGTGCTGAATGATGAGCCTGCCGCCTACGTCGAAGAAATAGCCAGTGGCGCGGCTTATGAAGCTGTGGGGAGTGGGCGGTTAGATGAGTTGAAGGCGATGGCTCAACCCGGTGATAGGTTTGTATATTCGAGCCTGCTTGATAAGAACGCATGTTCGGCCTGTAAAGCTGACGACGGCAAAGAGTCGGACGACCCCGCCAAACTTCCGCACACGCCGAATCCCCTATGCAGCGGAAGATGGAGGTGCCGCTGCGCATTGATCCTGATTCACGGCGAAGGATAAGCCGTTATACAATCCAGTTATGGTTGCAGTGTTCACGGACAAGGAACTTCAAGACGGCATCACGTTGACCAATCACCATAAGCAATCGGCTGAAATTGTGGCTTGGCCGGACGGTTGGTTGAGCATCAACGCGCTCGACTACCCAGACGAGTTTTCAGATTCCGTAAGCGTCACACTCGCGCGTGAGGATGCTGAGAAGCTGCGCGACTACCTCAATCTAAAATACCCAGTATGACCACCAATGCGACCCTGATTTATGCCAATGGAACCGAACGCGCAGCGCGCGTGCCCATGAACTCTGACCGGGTTATTGTGTTTGATCTCGTTCAGCGTTTCGACTCGGAAGCTCAACAGCTAAAGATCGGTATGGTTGGATTACTCTTTGAAAGGGTACATAGTTCGCGTGCAACCTTTCGCCAAGTTATTCCCGTAGCCGAGCCTGACCGCTAATCAGCGAACAACGAAGCCATCCATTACCGTCTGCGCCCGTGAGGTAGCAGACGATGCACATCAAATCCGCAACGACCAATCAACCTAACGACACGCTGATTTTCTTCGGCGACGCAGTGAAAGCTCTGGGCAATGGCCGCATTGGTGGCCATCTTGTGCTTTTCTCGACGGCGAATGATCCCGACCTGGCCGGGGACTACTTCACCAAAGACACTGATTTTGATTTGTACGAAGGCAAGAGCATTCCCGTGCTCTACGACCACGGCCTAGACCCGCAACTGAAGCGGCGCAAGCTGGGCCGGGCCACGTTGAAAGTGGATGACGCCGGTGTGTGGGCTGAAGCGCAATTAGAGATGCGCGACGAATACGAAAAGAAGATCTATGAGATGGTCGAAGCGGGCAAGCTGGGATGGTCTTCGGGTTCCGCGCCCCATCTTACCGCGCGCACGCCGGTCAAATCAGCTTTCAAGGTTGACGAATGGCCGATTGTTGAAGGCAGCTTAACGCCGCATCCGTGCGAACCTCGCACAGCAGTTGTCAGCCTGAAAAACTACATTGAGCAGAAGGCTGCGCCTGCTATCAAAGATTTGTTTACGGCTGAGCTATCCAATCGCACGCTCCAAGTGTGGGAGCTTTGGTCAACGCTCTGTCGTGTATTCGAAAAGATTGCCAGCGCGACGCGCGCCGCCGATGTGACCGGCGCTGCGCCCGATGTGCCGGCTTTGGTGTCCGAAGCTTTCGCGTCGTTTAACACGCGCGCAATCCCTGCTGTCATTCAGCAGATCAACGATTTTGCCGAGTCAAAAGACGAGCACTTTTGGCTCAAGTCTATTGACCGCTTAGGCGGGCTGGTGTCCGGCACGCCGTTGCTCGATCACTCTGATGCGGTGGTGTCCGCCGTTGGGGAGTACGCCAATCAAGGGGCTGCACTTAAGGACGCGCTCAGCGCCTATGGGCAGCGAGTCGAAGACAAACAGGAATTTCGCATCAAGTCGGGCCGGATGCTGAGCAAGGCCAACTGCGACCAGATCGCGTCTGTGCGCGACGAGGCCAGAGGACTGGCTGACAAGCTCGATTCACTGCTCGCGCTGGCAATGCCGAAGGCGGCCGATGATGACGACGAACAGAAGTCGCTCAGCGATGCTCGACGGGAATTTGCGAAGTTTCTACACACGGAATCGCGGCTACTCCACGCCGCATAGGAGTGAAGAAAGACAATGGCTAAGTTTATTCGTGACGAACAATGGAAGACGATGGGCTTCAAGAGCCTGAGTGAATTTTTGGGCGCGCGCCGTGACGAACTGCACAAGATTTTCGACGCCAACAAAGACGAGAAAGGCGATTTGAAGGCGCTCGAAAAAGAGACGATAGAAGAAATCCGCGACCGCAACGCCGAACTCGGCGATGCCACCAAGCGGTGGGAAGAGCTGCGCGAAGTTGACGAGACTTTCATCAAGAACCGGGACGAGTTGCACCGTCTCAACAACACGCCCACCAACTTGCCGCCTTTCGCGGGCGGGCAGGGCAGACCCGGCGACGGCGCAGCGGCGCAACCCTTCAAGAGCCTGGGCGAAGTGCTGACCGGCTCGAAACAGTTCAAATCGCTGAAGTCCGGCGAGCTGTCGGCCAACAAGGGCTTTGCAATTGAGCTTGACGATTTCGATTTCTCGCGCCACGTCAAGACAACGATGACCACGGCGGCGGGCTTCGCTCCGGCGAATGACCGCACCAGCATCGTCGTGCCCTTCGCCACGCGGCGCCCGATGCTTCAACAGTACGTGCCGCAGATCACGACCGATTTAGACGCGATCAAGTTCATGGAGGAGACCACCTTTACGAACAACGCGGCAGGCGCGGCGGAAAACGCGGCGCTAGCGGAATCGGCACTGGCCTACACGGAGCGCACGCAGGCCGTGGAAGTGATTGGCACGTTCCTGCCCATCACCGAGCAGCAGTTGCAGATTGAGGAATCAATTCGCGGCACGGTGGATGAACGGCTCATGCTGATGTATGAGCTGAAGGAAGAGAGCGATTTGCTCAGCGGCGATGGCAACACGCCGAACATTCTGGGCTATCTCAACAAGTCCGGCATTCAGACCCAAGCCAAAGGCGCAGACCCGACGCCGAACGCGATTTACAAACTGTTCACCAAGCTGCGCGGCGGTGGCGGCAGCGGCTTCGTTGAGCCGACTGTGGTTGTCATTCACCCGAACGATTGGCAGGACATCCGGCTGCTGCAGGACGCGAACGGCAACTACATCTGGGGCAGCCCGGCTGATCCGGGGCCAGAGCGTGTCTGGGGCAAGCCGCTCGTCGTCACGACCGCCATCACCGAGAACACAGCGCTTTCGGGCGACTTCCAATTATTCTCCGCGATCTGGCGCAAGCGCGGCGCGCGTGTCGAAGCCGGCATGCAGAACGATGACTTCGTGAAATTGAAAATGACCTTGCGCGTGTATGGCCGGTTGGCTCTGGTCATCTATCGCGCGGCGGCGTTCGGGAAAGTTACCGGCATCTAGTCCGGCGTGCTTGAGCGATTAACAGGGTGAGGGCTGCGGCTCTCACCCGCTTACCCATTCACCGAGGAAAAGACAATGGGCGTCATTGAACGAACCAACGTTATCGAAGGCGTAGATCCGAAAGCTGTGCGCGGGGCGGCGAGCCGCTACACCTATGAAGAGTTCGAGACGATTCCGCGCGTCTCGAAAAACGATGGCTACAGCGACCCGACCGGCTCAACCGGCGACGTGAATCTGCTGCAAACCGAGCGGAACATTTTCGAGTACCACATCAAAGGCGCGGGGCAGACCATCCTCAAGCCGGGCTGGGACGCTGACGGCCTCGACATCTCGTTGGATCAAACCAACGACGAAGGCGCGGAATACTCGCAGGGTATTACCGCGCGCAGCAAGGCAGCCTTCGTCGCGCGCGCTGAAGCCTTCTTTTTGAAGGTGCAGTTTGCGATTGCTGACGTGAGCGGCACGGATGATTGCGCGGTTGGGTTCCGCAAGGCTGCGGCGTATCAGGCTAATATTGATGACTACACGGACATGGCCGTATTGAACGTCATCAGTGGCGACATCTTCATTGAAACCATCCTGAACAACGCGGCAACCACTTCCACCGACACGACCAACAACTGGGCGGATGGTGAGACGCACACACTGGAAATCTACGTGAGTAAGACCGGCGCGGCCACTTACAAGATTGACGGCGCGGCGCCAACCACCGTGGCAGCTTTCACCTTTGATGACGGTGACGTGCTGGTGCCTTTCTTCTTCTTCCTGCACGCGGCGGATGTGGCCGGTGCGGTGCAGATCAAGTCTTGGGAGTGCGGGCTGCAATAACGCGGCCCGGCTCGCATCCCTTTAACCATTCACCCGAAAGGAAAGGACTATGAGTAACACAGTCTCAATTCTGATTGACGGTAAGCCCGATCCAGCTTGTTTCGAGTTCGACCGGCAACACCCGTTCATCAACACGAGCGTGCGCGGGCAAATGAGACGCTTCCAGTTTGCCAAAGTGATCGAAAAGGACGGCCAGCAGGTGTTTGTCTATCGCGACGTGAAGGCCGACGTGTCGGATAAGGAATTCGACCGGTTGGCAGCCGAGGAAGCCGATAAATTCTTGAACCCCGGCAAATACGCCAAGATGCAAGGCCCGCAAGCCGCGCCTCTGGCCGATCCGGAACGCGCGGAGCTTGAGGCTTTTCGCAAGAAGTACGGCGCGCTGAAAGGCTAACAGAGGCTGAAAGCTCGCGGTAACACCGAGAAAGCACTATGCCCTTAAATATCCAGCCTGAAATCAAACTGGCCCTCGTGAACGCCACGGCGGACGGCGTGAATACGGTAGTTGCGGCTGTGGCGGCCAAGAAGATTCGCGTGATCTCTTATTCGTTGACGGTCACCGGCGCCGGCCTCATCACTGTGCAGGACGACGCCGGGACGCCCAATGTGCTGGCCAAATTCAGCATGCCTGCCAACGGGCAGATTGCCTTTAACGGCGACATCAACAACCCGGCATTTGAGACAGCAGCAGGGCAAAAGCTGGACATCAACAACCCTGCTGGCGTGGATACGCTGGGCCATCTTGCTTACGTCGAGGTGTAATGGCGCTTTTCTGGCCCAGAGATGGGCAACCAACGGAGGAACCAATGTCAAAAGTCTTGTCGCGTAAAACCTGGCATCTGACGGCTGATAAGCAACGCGCCGTGCCCGAAGGCGATCCGGCGGGCGCATTCCTGCTGGTAGCCGAGGGCTGCGAAATTGACGAAGTTGAACTAGCGATGTACGGCCTGACGCTCGACGGCAGCGGTTATGCTGCCGATGCAGAGCCAGCGCCCGACACTGCCGAGCTTGACCCCAGCACGGCAGACAACGGCAGCCAGCCCGACGACGTGCCGCCGGCGCAATAGCCTGCCACTCAACGCGAACCATTTACCCGGCGGGCACTTAGCCCGCCATTTCCACAAGTGAGGAACGATGGCGAAAGAATTCAAAGGTGAAGCGTTACCCTTCATCGCCGCACAGCAGGGCAATCCTGAAGGTCAGAGGGCTGAAGACGATGTGATCTTTGGCGGCGTCAAGGTCGTAGCGAAAGGCGAGTTCT